AATAGCAAGAAGATTGTTATCTGTCCCGTTTGCAATGTCATTCTTGATCATCCTTATATTGAGACCGGTGACATCTCGCGAGGTTATGGTGTGCATCCCCTCGGTGGTATAGTTGTTAGGCCACAGGCGAAGTTTTCCTGCGTTCGTGCCCCCGTCATGCCGTTGGAGCATCTTTTCACGCTCGACCCTAGTGACGAACCCTCTGCGCCGCCGTTGCCAGATGATGTTGCCAACATGCTCCCGGGCCAAGTTGCCGAGCTGTCTACGGCCACCCCGCCCAATACACCCGCCCCACCTGCCACAAAGCCCGCTGTGGCCACACCCCCGGTTGCCACTGGTCCGGACCCCGTCACGCCAATTGCACAGCCCCGTCCCAGTCAGCTGCGTCCTGCTGAGGACGATCATGAATACGAGGCCATGTTAGACGGCCACGCCCTACGCCCTAAGGACATCAAACACTTAATCAAGTTTCATGCAAAGACTAAGTATACGTATGACCATCATTTTGAAGAACGTAAATTAGACTATACAGTCGATGCTCGGATAGCTTCCAATCGTGCTGTTAAGGTGCTTGGCTCCGCGATGCGGGTCTCTAACGTTCGCTATTCGGTTCGTAGGCCCGTGTTGTTTGACAAGATCGTGGCGCTTGCTCCCGTCATTGCCCTCGCGGTCATTGCCCACGTGTTAAACTGCGTTGCACCCACATTTCTCCTAGCGATCGTGCTCGTCACATTCCCTGCAGTTGTTGTTTCCGTGTATAAGCTATGGCCATTGAGATTCTTCGGCAAGCTGACCGTGGTTACCATCAACTACATACCGCACTTGGTTTCTTGTGTTGTATCGGAGTATGACCATGGCACCAATGCAGTGGCTGTCGTATCTACAATCAGACAGCGAATGCGCCGATTGGCCTGTCTACCCATCCCTGATTACGACCATGTTGCGTTTTTGGAGGGGAGTGAGGTAGTCGCAAAGTTTCTGATATCAATATCTCCTTTTTTCATGGGGGCGGCGACCTCTTTCAGGTCGCCGTTTGCGACCCGTTTGTAACGTCCCGTAAAGTTTACGCAGAAGGAGCGCGTGTTACAGAGACACCGCTCCCCGATGTCGACATCAGTAGCCTGCGTAAGAAGGCTACACTCTCTGTCCCGTATCAACGTCGGTGCAGGCGACGAATGTTCCGCAGATTAAATCACTGCGCCTGTCCCGGCTATTCCCCCCTGTGCGTCGACTCCAATGATCCCAAGACAGTCCAAAGCGGGTTCTGCGCGCGGTTATTGCGCACCGTTCCCACACCTGACCCTGTTGTCTTATCTAGGTTCGAGCGTTTCGTTAAGCGTTTTGTCTCTAATCTGCCAAAGATTCCTTATAAACCATCTTTCTATGACTGGATAGCCAACTGTCCCTACACGATTGAACGTAAGACTCAGTTGACTACGATCTATGAGGAACTCTTGGGCGCACCACCGTCACGGCGTCGCGCGAGTCACGTCGACTCGTTTGTTAAGTCAGAATTTTATCCCACGTGGAAGTATGCCCGTCTTATTAATAGTCGCTCTGATGAGTTTAAAGCTTGGAGTGGGCCATACTTCAGTGCGATCGAAGCTATTGTTTATCAGTTACCTGAGTTCATCAAGCATGTTCCTGTCCCTGAGCGTCCCGCTTGTATTGCATCCATGAGGCAGGCTAATGGCCAGTATTACTCCACCGATTTTACTGCGTTCGAGAGCCATTTTACACCTGAGCTCCTCAGGATTTGTGAGTGTCAGCTGTACGAGCATTGCATCGATGACCCCGAAGTTTCTGGTTATATCAACTCTGTGTTGATGGGGCCAAATCGAATGCGTACCCGCAGTGGTATTAAGGCGACATGCAATGGCGGTCGCATGTCAGGCGACATGTGCACTTCATTGGGGAATGGCTTTACCAACTTAATGTTAGCCAAGTTCTTAGCGGAGGAGGAAGGTGGCCACGTCACCGGATTTGTGGAGGGCGACGATGGCTTATTTTGCACTGACTTTGAACTCACCGCCGAGATGTATGAACATTTGGGGTTCACCATAAAGATAGAGAAGATCCCTGACCCGACTGTCGCATCGTTTTGTGGCATGGTCTTCTCTGGTTCTGGCGAGATCATCCGTGAACCCCGCCGTTTCCTCATGGGCTTTGGCTGGACCCAATCATTTATCAGTGCAGGCCCAACAATAATGGATGAGCTGCTTCGTGCCAAGGCGCTCTCCACTATCTACGAGACCCCACAATGTCCCATAATTGGCGCAATGGCTAGGTATGCCTTGAGCAAGACCCGCCATGTCCGTCCCCGATTTGTTAACGACGGGTACCACGTAGCCCCTGATGAGTTTAGTCTTCCCAATTATGCCCCGTCATCGGATACCCGTGAGCTCTTTGAGCATCTTTATGGCATTTCAATTGGCCTCCAATTACAAGTGGAGGCTGCCATCGGTCGTGGAGACTTTGACCTGGTCAGTAGCCTGATTCCACCCACTGTGGAACAACTGGCCTATACCAACCTGTATGTGGTGGTGGCTTGAACCACATGACAGGAGTGTTGTAGATGGTTGTCCAGGGGGAACGGTTTGTTAGTATACATAAGGGTGGCCAGAAATGGTTCGGTAGATGGACCTCTATCGCTTGCACCCCACCCGACAGACCCTCCCCGCAACACCCCTG